GATTATATCACTAGCTCTGCTACTTTAGGATCAACATCCCAAACAACTTGTACTTACTCAGCTTGGATAAAAACTTCCAACACGAGTAGTTCTATGACATTTTTTAGTACTTATGGGGCAGGTTCAGGAAGTTCCACGCAAGAATTAAATTTACTACGACCAACTAACGGAAATTTTTATGTAATAATTAAAGATGGGACTTCTAGTTACTTTAACAGCGCAGTAGGATCAACAACTAGCGGAGATACAAACATTTGTGATGATCTGTGGCATCATGTTGCATTAGTAGTAGATGGTACATCATTTAAGATTTATATTGATGGAGGAGATGCTGCGATTAACGCTTCAAATACTTCTAACAGTTCAGGACCAGCCTTTAGTGGCACATCTACTGTGAGTTTTGTTGGCTCTACTCGTCAAATTTATTTAGGTAAAAATGGGACTTTCAATTCCTACTTTTGGGATGGTAAATATGATGAAGTCGCATTTATTCGCTCTGCATTAAGTGATTCTGATATTAGATCAATTTATAATAGTGGAGTGCCAGCTAGTCTGTCTGCTTACTCACCTTTCCAATGGTTTCGTATGGGTGATAACGATGGGGGAACGGGTACTACTATTACTGACCAAGGTAGTGGTGGTAACGACGGTACACTCACTAACGGCCCAACCTTCTCAACAGATGTACCAACTTAATAACTATGAGAAACTATGTAATCATTGACGCATCGGAAGTAAGTTCCGTAGATTTTAACCAAGTCCTAGAGACAAGTGCTGACACTCTAAGATACAATCTAGCTGGTACACAGACCTTTGTTAAGTTTGATGGCGACACTCCTAGCTTTTTGGAGGGTAAGACTGCTCTTGATCGTTCTGAGATGTTGACTATACTAGCTAACGAAGAGTGGTCATCTGACGATCCTATCTAAGTTATGGAACAGGAGACAGCACAAGGGTTATACCATTCGTTGGAGAACCAGCGGTGGTCGTTTTTAGACAGAGGACGTCAATCGTCAGAGTTAACCCTACCCTATGTACTGCCTCCTGACGGGCACAACTACGCCACTAAATACTACACACCGTACCAAGGCATCGGAGCACGTGGTGTTCTGAATCTATCGTCTAAGTTATTGTTAGCTTTACTACCACCGAACGCTCCGTTCTTTCGTCTTGTTATAGATAGATACGAACTAGACAAAGCGAAAGCTGAACTGGGACAAGAGGGTGCAGAACAACTACGTACAGACTTAGAGAAAGCACTGGCTGATGTAGAGCGTAGTGTATCACAGGAAGTAGAAGTACAGAACTTTAGGAACGGTATATTCCAAGCGTTAAAGAACTTGTTAATCACGGGTAACGCTTTGTTATATCTCCCGGATGAAGGAGGTATGAGAACGTTTAAGTTGGATCGTTACGTTGTTAAGCGTGATCCAATGGGTAACGTTACGCACATAGCTGTGAAAGAAACAGTAGCACCTATGATGTTACCTGAGTCGGTACGGGAAGAAGTGTACAGACAAGAGAAAGAAAACACGTGTGATTTGTACACTGCTATCGTGCGTGAAGATGATGAATTTAAAGTGTATCAAGACGTAAAGGGAATGCTTATCGAGGAAAGCGTAGGACGTTATCCATTAGAAAAGTCCCCGTGGCTACCCTTGCGTTACACTCAAATAGACGGAGAAGACTACGGACGTGGGTTTGTTGAAGAGTATATCGGAGACATTCGCTCGTTGGAGTCGTTAACTAAATCAATCGTAGAAGCCAGTGCAGCAGCAGCTAAGGTATTGTTCATGGTCAATCCTAACGGAACGACACGGGCAAGGACACTGGCTGAAGCTCCTAACGGTGCGATTGTGCAAGGCAGCGAAGGAGACGTCTCCGTCTTACAACTTAATAAGTTCAACGATCTACGGACAGCACAGACTACAATGGCTGGTATAACAGATCGATTGAGCCAAGCCTTTCTACTGACATCGGGGGTTGTTAGAGATGCCGAGAGAGTGACTGCCGAGGAGATACGGATGTTAAGCCAAGAGCTTGAAGCTGCCCTCGGTGGTCTCTACTCTCTCTTAGCTCAGGAGATGCAACTGCCTATCGTCACTCGTTTGATGGATCGTATGTCCAAAGAGAAACGACTACCTAAGCTACCCAAGGATATTGTTAAACCTACCATCGTTACAGGTGTGGAAGCATTGGGTCGTGGTAATGATCTTAATCGTCTTGATATGTTTCTTGCTGGTGCTAATCAGGTAGTAGGACCACAAGCAGTCAATCAATATCTTAACGTATCTGATTACTTCAAGCGTCGTGCTACTGCTCTTGGTATAGAAACTGAGGGACTAATCAAGACGGAAGAAGAGATTCAACAAGCTATGCAGATGCAACAACAACAAGAGATGATGATGAAGTTGGGAAGCCCTGCCGTAGCACCCGCTATCAATGCTGCACAGGAGCAGTACATGGCAACACAACAAGAACAACCTACCGAGGAATAATAAATTATGGCAGAACTACACCGAGTAGAGATTAACGAGAAAGCACCGAATGAGATCGAACCCGAAGAAGCTCAGACTGACGAAGTTGCTGAGACTACGGAAGAACAACAAACGGAACGTCCTGAATGGTTACCTGAAAAGTTCAAGTCAGCGGAAGACATGGCGAACGCTTATAGTGAGCTTGAGAAGAAACTTGGACAACCCGCAGCCGAAGAGCAACAACAAGAAGAAGAACCACAACAAACCGAAGAGACCGAGAATGAAAACGACAAGCCAGAAGCTGGTAATTATAACGAAGCTGTTGTGGAAGCTAGTCAGGAGTTCTTTGAGAATGACGGTCAACTGTCTGAAGAAACTTATCAAAAGCTTGAAAAAGTAGGATTACCACGTGATCTCGTCGATAGTTACGCAGCTGGTCAACAAGCTTTATTACAATCAGAAGAAGCCCAGATCAAAGGAGTGGCAGGTGGTGATTACGACGCAATGGCTGAATGGGCAAACGAACACTTACCATCCGAAGAGGTCGATGCGTTTGATGAAGCCGTCACGTCCGGGTCAGTACAACAAGCGAAGTTAGCAGTACAAGGACTATACGCTCGTTATCAGAATGCTACAGGTAGTCGTCCAAAAACTTTAGTGCAAGGTGCGGTTAGTGGTTCATCAACCATGCCGTTTAAGAGTATGCAAGAATTAGCACGTGCACAGTCAGACCCACGTTATCGTAGTGGTGACAAAGCGTATCATCAAGAGATTGACAGACGACTGGCTGTAAGTAATATATGATTTCTTTCATTCATAAGTAAGGTGAACAGATGCCTTGGACGACTCGCTTTGGTTTTCTTCCTTTTATCGGTTATGGGGAGTTTTGCGGGTTGTTCCAAGGCATCATTTTATCCGGCTCTCGGAGCTACGGGTGGAGCAGCAGTAGGTAGTTTAGGAGGACCGGGACCCGCTGCTGGTGGTGCTGCACTTGGTTGGGGTGTGGGAGAAACAGCCAAATACATGGAAGAAAACAAACATTTAACGGAACAAGTTAAGGCGTTAAGTGAAGGAGATATTAAGCAACTCGTTAATAATCAACTAGATGCGTCAATGGATAACGGGTTTTTTGACGGTATGTTGAACGAAATTTATGGCTTGCTAAAGCTGTGCCTTATCGGTGTAGTCTTGTGGAATGTCATACCAATCATATATACGAGATACGTACACAAGAAAGCAAAAGATGAAATATCAAATAGAAAGATTACTTAGAATCTACAACGATCTACCACAGCGTCAGAAAGTCCTAGTGTTGACAATTGGTGCATTTGTTGGTCTTATAGTAATCGGTAACATATTTAATTAGACAACTAGCGACTACTAGTCCCTCGACCCTCTGCGGAGGACAATCCTGTGCGAACGAACGAAGTGAAAGTCAACCAAACAAATCACAATCAATTAATAAATTAACATAGGAGATTATATATCATGTCAAATACTACACCTAGTAGAGTAGGTCTTATTGAAGGTGGTTCTAATAATGATGCTTTGTTTCTCAAGAAGTTCAGTGGAGAAATTTTGCAAACCTTTGAAGAATCCAACATCTTTAAGCCTCTTCATACCATCCGTACTATTGAGTCCGGTAAATCCGCTCAGTTCCCAGTAACTGGTATCGCAACCGCTAACTACCACACACCCGGTGAGAACATCGCCTCTAATGGTTTGGTAGGAGCTGGAGGATATTTAAGCGACATAGCTAAAAACGAAAAGATCATCACCATCGATAAGATGCTTGTTGCTTCTACTTTCTTGGCTAACATCGACGACGTAAAGAACCACTACGACATCCGCAGCGTCTACGCTAACGAGTTGGGTAAAGCTCTTGCTGTTCGTTTCGATACTGCTCTCGCTAAAGTATTCATCGCTGCTGCTCGTGATACAGCCAACCTTCCAGTACAAGTTAACAAAACTGGTGGACGCTTAGACGTGGCTAACAATGACTTCTCAGCTCCTGATACCCCCGGTACTCCCGCTGCTGTTACAGGTGCTCAGTTAGTTGCTGCATTCTTCACCGCTGCTCAAAAGCTTGACGAGAATGACGTTCCTAGTGACGGTCGTTTCTGCGTTCTTCCTCCTGAGCAATACTATAAGTTGATCACTGGTGCGGATTCATCCAATAGCTTCTCCCTTACTTCTGCCGTTAATTCGGACATCGGAGGTCAAGGTGGAATCGCTTCTGGTACTATCCCTCAAATCGCTGGTATCAGCA